TACTGGGAAAGACGCGCCGTGTGGGACTTATACAAGAATCTGGATGATGCGGAAGCCACAGCTAATCTGATCGCAAAAGTGTACAGAAGTGCTTCTATGAATCTGACATACGCTGCGAAAGATATATTTGAAAAGTATATGACAAAACACAAATTGTCAGAGACAGAAGCGCGCCGGTTATTAGATACCTTACAGGATAAGACTTCTTTAGATGAACTGTTGCAGACACTGAAGAATAAAGATTATTCAGAAAAGAACAAGCAGGAGCTTGTCCAGGAACTGGAATCTCCGGCATACCGTGCAAGGCTTGAAAGACTACAGGATGTTATGCAGCAGGTAGACGGGCTGATGGAAAATGTCTACCACCAGGAGCAGCAGTTTGATACCAGTTTCCTACGTGATCTGGGAGAAAAGGCTTATTACCAGTCTATTTACAATGTCCAGAAGCGTACCGGTTTTGGCTTCAGCTTTTCCCATATCAGCAAGAAACAGGTTGATCAAGTGCTACGGATGAACTGGTCTGGAAAGCATTACTCAAAGCGTATCTGGAAGAACACAGAAAATCTGGCGCAGACATTGAAAGAAGAAATGCTGGTCAGTCTTCTCACAGGCCGTACTGATCGGGAAACAGCACAGATTATTGAATACAAGTTTGGGGCGGGAGCTATCCAGGCAAGACGGTTGGTGAGGACAGAGAGCTGCTTTGTAGCTGGTGAGCTTACCGCCAGGGCTTATAAGGAGTGCGGTGTAGAGAAATACCGGTATCTTGCAACTCTGGACTTACGTACCAGTGAGATCTGCCGGAGTCTGGATGGAAAAGTATTTTTACTGTCAGAGAGGCAAGTGGGAAAGAACTATCCGCCCATGCATCCCTGGTGCCGTATTATTGATGAAAAAACTCTCGCCCGGATGAAAAGAAGCGCCTATAACCAGGCTACAGGCTGTATAGAGAAGGTGCCAGCGAATATGACCTATGACCAGTGGTATGAGAAATACGTGAAAGGGAATGCCAAGGCGGAAGCCCAGGAGAAGGCTACTAAGAACAGTGCATCAGACCGGGAACAGTATGAACGCTATCAGAAAGTCCTGGGAAAAGAAATTCCAAAAAGTTTTGCAGGATTCCAGGAAATCAAGTATAATGAACCTGAGAAATGGAGATTCATGAAGCTGGATTACCAGAGAAGGAATGAGCTTCTGCAGCATCCAGAGTTGAAACTGCCGAATGCAGAAAACGCAATTTTGCCAGAGCCTAAGTTTACGAAATATCTGTTTGATGAGAACAGTGAGAAAGGTTATCCTAAGGGCAGAGCCTTTACAGATCGCTTGGGTTATGGAATAGATAATTGGCAGAAACTTCAGAAAGCGTTGAAAGAAGGCACAACGCAGTATCCGGCCACGTTCAAAGGAAATGAAGGATTTGGTGATAGATATGAACAGAAAATGGTTTTGTATGGTCTTAAGGACACACCAGCAAATGTAATTGTTGCATGGATCAAAAAGGCTGATGGCACAACAAAGTTGACCAGTACGTACATTAAGGAGGCGAAGTAAATGCATATAAAAGAATTTGATACAGTCCTTCTGAAAGATGGACGGAAGGCAGCAGTTGTTGAGATATTAGATGATACACATTTCCTTGTGGATGTAGGGGATTCGCCTGCTGACTGGGATACTATTAACGCAACTATGGATGATATAGAAAAGGTAATTTCTAACTAACAATTGTTAATACCGTTACAAAAACAATGATAGCACGCCATAAGACGTGTTATTTTTGTACTTATTTTTAAGAAAGAGAGGTCAAGAAAATGAAAAGAAGAGCAATCAAAAGAATTGCAGTATTAATGGCACTGGTAATCCTGGCATGTTTTATTGCCACAGGCTGTTCAGAAGCTGATCAGGTAAGTCAGAACATTTCTCAGGAAGCAGACAACTTTAACGTAACCAGAAAGCTGACAGTATTAAATGCCAGAACAGATACCATCCTGTTAGAGCTGACTGGAACATTCGCACTGAAGAACAACTCTTCAAGAGAACTGGAAGTAATTATTGAGACCGCAGAAGGAAAGTACCAGAAAGACTATGTTTATTTGAATGATTATACCATGTATGTAGTTGAAGACATTTCTGGATCGGATGTGGACAAGTACCATTATGAGATTAATTTCCTTCCGCAGTTTGGCTTCAAAGTAACTCACAATGATTAAAATTGCGCCGGCGCAAGAGGAGGTGAGAACCATGAAGGTAAAAGTAATCAAGCGTTACAGCGATATCCGTCTGCACAAGGTAATCGAATCTGGTACCGTCCTGGAGGTGGACGAGGCAAGGGCAGATCACCTGGTGAAGGAAGGCATGGCTGAAATCGTGAAGGAACCAACTAAGACCGCACAGAGAAAGGAATAGGTGATCCAATTATCTCCCTCTGGGACGCAGGGTGACGCGTCTTATTTTTATGCTCCGAAATGAGGGTAAACTAGAAAATCTGAAACGAATGGCCCGGGCCCTGTAAGGGAATAGGCTGGGCGGAAAGGATAGACATGAGAAATAGAATTGTAAAAGCATTTTGTAAAGTACCAATGAACCTGCAGCTTTTTGCAGAAGGAGGAGACGGCGCTGGGGCTGATGGCGGCAATGGCGGTGGATCTGGCGAGGGCGCAGGCGGTGAAGGTGGAGCTGGTGGAGATACCCCTCCATCTTTTGATGACTTCCTGAAGACCGGCGGCAACCAGGCGGAGTTTGACAGACGTGTCCAGAAGGCGGTCAATACGGCAGTGACAAAAGCCCAGGAGAAGTGGCAGGCACTGGCGGATGATAAGCTTTCCGAAGCCGAGAAGCTCGCCAAGATGACAAAGGAAGAAAAAGCGCAGTACATGCAGCAGAAAAGAGAAAAGGAACTTACTGACAGAGAGGCAGCAATCACACGCAAGGAGCTGATGGCAGAAGCCAAGAACAACCTTGCCAGTGATGGGCTTCCCCAGGAACTTGCAGAGGTACTGGATTATTCGGACGCTGATACCTGCAAGAAATCCATGGAGAAAGTCAAGGAAGTGTTTCAGAGAGCTGTAGAGACTGCAGTGGAGGAAAAGCTGAAAGGCGGCAAGCCCCCGAAGAAGGCACCAGGCGGTGACGCACAGAAAGCCCTGGAAGAGCAGGTGTATAACATCATGATGGGCAATAATTAAAGGAGAGTGAATAAATTATGGCAATTAACACATTAGCAGCTGCAACCTTATTTATGACTATGCTGGATAAGGTCGCAGTACAGGAAGCAACAACCGGATGGATGGACGCCAACGCAGGACGTGTGATCTATAACGGTGGAAATGAAGTAAAGATCCCGAAAATGTCCCTTCAGGGAATGGGAGACTATGACAGGGATAACGGATATACACAGGGCTCCGTTACTCTGGGTTATCAGACAAAAACAATGACTCAGGATCGTGGGCGTCTGTTCAATCTTGATCCAATGGATATCAACGAGGCAAACTTCATTCCAACAGCGTCTGCTGTTATGGGTGAGTTCCAGAGAATGCACGTAGTTCCAGAGATTGACGCTTACCGTATCTCTAAAGTGGCTACAGAAGCAATCACAGCTGAAAAGGCAGGAATGGTGGATTACGGTTACACTCCGGGAGCCACTGGAACCTCTGCACTTAGAGCTTTTAAAGAAGGTATCAAGGCGGTACAGGATAACTATACCGGACCTCTTGTATGCCAGGCAACTACTGATTTTATCATGGAGCTGGAACTGGAACTTGCTGGAAAAATCACTGCGACAACCTTTTCCAAAGGCGGCATTGACACACAGGTTCCTTCTGTGGACCGCGTGCCGATTATTCCAACATCCTCTAACCGTATGTATACTTCTATCAAGATCAATGATGGAAAGACAGAGGGGCAGAAACAGGGCGGTTATGAAAAGGGAGCCACCGCAAAGAATGTCAACTTCTTTATCTGCCCGGTAACCACACCAATTGCGATCACAAAACAGGATGTCATGAGAATCTTTGATCCGTTAGTAAACCAGAGATTAAACGCATGGCAGCTGGATTACCGTAGATTCCATGATATCTGGATCCTGGAGAACAAACTGGATTCCGTTTATGTGAATATCAAGGAGGCAAAAGCATGAGAGTGATCAGAGAAAATGTGGAACGCGAAGTGGATGCTTCCAAGTGCGAGCAGCTGCTCAAAGATGGCTATAAGCTGGTAGAGACTTCCGGGGATTCCAAAAAGGAATCCTCAGAGGCAAAAGCTCCTGGAGACCTTGACAGCATGAGCCTGGCAGAGCTTCGGGCTGTTGCCAAGGAAAAAGGTCTTTCCGGTTATTCCAGTCTGAGCAAAGAAGAACTGCTTGGTGTCCTGAAAGGGTGATTTGATTGACGGATGAAGAGAAAGCAAAAGCCATAGAGCGTTTGAAAATCCTTACCGGCAACAATGATGAGAAACTGATTGGAGTGTTGATTGACGAGGCAGAAGCGTTTGTTCTGGGGTATACCAACCGGACCAGGCTTGTTACCGGACTTGAGAAAGCTGTGCGCGATCTTGCTGTGATTGCCTTGAACCGTCTGGGAACAGAGGGCGAGACAGGCAGAAGTGAAGGTGGGGAGTCCTATTCTTTCGACAATGCTCCCAGGCAGATTTATGATGTACTGAACCGTTTCCGGCTAGCCAGAGTGGGAGGCAGAACCTATGAGACTAAGACAAAGCAGACTTGAGACTTATTATCACAGAAAACGGATGGTAAAAAAGGACAGAGAGGGCAGCACTTACGAAGAGTACAGTGCTGCTAGTTCTTTTTCTGGGGAATCCTGGCCTGCTTCCGGGAAAGTCCAGGCGCAGCAGTATGGACAGCGACTGGGGTACATTCGTAATGTGAAAATTGACGGAGGATATGCCATCAAGCCGGATAAAAATGGACGGTTGCATTACATTCTGGATAATGGTATTGATCTGATGGAACTGGATGGAATCTGCCTGTTCGTCGGTGAGAATACTGAGCCGGATTACAGGATTGTTGCAATTAAATCATACCGTTTTCTGACGCTGGAGGTGGAACGGACATGAGCGCGGAAGGTCTGGATGAACTGGAAATAAAGCTGGATCAGCTGGCAGATGTAGATCTGAATAAAGCAATCGGGAATGCTATCCAAACTGTACGAAGCACAGCCGTTATGAATGTACATGTGGATACAGGGGAACTCAGGCAGAGCATTTATGCAGAAGTGGAAGATAACGGCGATACGGTAACTGGTGTCTGTTGGACAAATAAACCTTATGCGACCTATCTGGAATTTGGTACCGGACCGAAAGGTCAGGAGAACCATGCAGGCATTTCACCAGAGATTACGCCAGCCTATACGCAGAATCCCTGGTGGATCCATGAAAGTCAGGTGGATAGGCGTGTGGCTGAGAAATACCATTGGTTTTACCTGGATACTCCAGATGGACGCTTTTATCTGTGCACTGGACAGCCCGCCTATCCGTTCATGTATCCGGCGTTAAAAGACAGTCAGGATCAGATCCTGGAAGGAATGAAAGCTGATTTTTCAGCTGC